TCCAGCCAAGTTGCGTGTGATGCTTGAGTGTCAGCCACAACCGCAGTTCCAGTGCCTTTAAGACCCATTACAACCGCTCCACCAGCGACGTTACCCAGTGTGGTGTCTAGTGTAAAGTTCTTACCTACAGTAGTAACCAAGTTAACGATTGGCTCGGTCCATTTGACGTTACCTTCAGAGTCATAGCAAACGGCTGTATAAAAGCCATGAATAGACATCTGGTCTTCTGGCATTACGTTGTATTTGGTGGCCGCTTCGCACAAGTCGTTGGCGGTGATTTTTTCGACAGTCATAAAGGCTCCTTAATTGGATGAACGGATTAAAGCTGCCGTGGCTGTATTAGCTGGCATCGTGATGGTGAAATTAGTTGAAGTCTTGTCGGAACCAAAGTCCAACACAGCAATAGACTTGTTACTCTTAGAGGAGTTATAAATCAAGGCACATCTAGCAGTTACAGATGCACCAAAGACAACATTGGCAAAGTCTACGTAAGCCGTGTAGTTTGATGAGTTGATGGTTGTGCCCGTAAGAGTTACACCGCCAGCAACATACCCAGTCCCTGTGACTTCGTTTGTTGCGCTGTATGCGGTGGTAGTCTCATTAAGGTTGGCGCTAGCTGTATACAAGGCAATCTTTAACGTGTCTGTAGACAGGTCGTGAATGCCTTGGTACAGCTCTTTTTTGAAGCTGGTGGTTTGTGTTTGTACGATGCTCATGACACTTGGACCCTAACCTGACCATCACGGTATGCGTCCATACGCTGTTTACCGTCGCCCAAGTTCTTGAGAAGAGCAATAGCCTGTACGTACCGATCTTGGTACAAGGTATACATGCCGTCAGTAGGATCACTCTTCATGTAAACGCCAGCCTCACACAAAGTACCATACAACAAAGCAGAGTCAAAGTTGTCACCCAGCCATGTCGTGCTGGCCGTAACGATTGATTCTGGATAGTAGTAGTAATGCAATTCGGCGTTGTAGTTTGCATCTGGCGTCGGGCCGAGAATGAAAGACAACTCATTGACGTTAGTAGACTGCGGGCCAAAGATTGCGTAGTGCTTAGGCTTTCCTGTGCCGCTTGAGTCAGGATACGCTTCACGAATGAAGTTAACGTCTTTGTTTAACAGGTACAAATAGTCCCCCGTACCTGACGCTGGGTATATAGCAATGCTATATGTAGACAAGAAATCCGCAGGGGTTGCTAAATACTTATTCCCAGACGACAACACACCAGTCACATTTTTACGAAGATTAGCAATCTGAACAGTGTTATAGATACGCTGTTCCGCCTGCTGGATCAACGTGTTGATCGTGGTGGTGTCAAATGTGTTCTGCGTGTAATCTTGTACAGCAGTCACAAGTTGGGCATAAGTAATTGTCATGTTTTAAGCCATTGGACCGCGAGCCATTACGCCCTTGGTAGCTGCGCCAGTACCGCGAATTTTAATGCCAGAAGTCTTAGCAGGCTCATTACCAGCAGATTTGCTGTAAGGACCAACACTCATATCAAGTGTTTCCAACTTGCTATTATTTGTGCCAGAGCCGGGATTGGTAGATGCTGTCATAGCCTTACCAGACATATCGTGTGGTTGAGCATATACGCTGGCATCGCCAACTTCTTTACCCATAATCTTTTTGCTAAATGTAGCCATGTTAACCTCCACGCTTGTATGTGAACGAAGACTTCTTCTGGTTAGCTACTTTAGCCATACCACGACCCATAGACTTCATGTTGGCGTTAGTCTTACCGCCCTTAGCCAATTTTAAAGTTGTGCCCTTGCCGCCTTTATGCTCCTGCATATCGTGCTGTTTAAAAGCTTTTTTGATCATTGCCTTGTCTTGGGCAACGTCCATTTTCGTATCTTCTTTCATGTCACTTTTAGCCATATTAAGCTCCTTTTAACTAATCGTTACTGTACCAACAAATGTCGTCGCCACCAAGTAATTCGGCGTCAATTCCGAATCAAAAAAACTTGCCCCACCAACAGGATTCCAACCCCATTGAATATCCCTTGAGCCCCCAGACGGATTGCCCGCAGAGTTAGTACCCGAAGTGATATACGTTGTATCCCTACGAGGGCCACGTATTCCTTGAGGATCATCCACCGGATACATACCTAACAACAGTTGAGGATGGTCAGGATCCCAACACTCTGGGCACACCTTTAGGTCATACTGTTTGGTCTTAATTATCTCAGTCTTGAGCCGTTTTAACTTGTACTGCTGGCCACAGCGATCGCATTCCGCGATACTGTACTTGCCAGAAGCGAAGCGATTTCCCATTACGCAGTACCACCACCAATAAACTGCTGACGCGGCACGAACCTCAGTGCGGCTTTCTCGTGATCTTCGCCAGCGGCTAAGTTAAATTGCTCGTCGTAGACCTGTTTGAGCATCTCAATACGCGGCATCAATTCTGGGGTTTTCATGGCAATGTAGTAGGCCAACCCCGCTGCTACAGCAGGTAAGAAGCGGAAATTCATGTCTCCCACTTGGATACCAGCGCCAGTATCTTGAATACGGCGCATACGCCAGTAAACAAATTGATAGGTTGCTGTGTTATCTGGGGTTGGCCAAACCGTCACGGCTGGTAATTGAGGTATATAGACAACGGTTGTGCTGGTATGCGATGCAGCAGTCGTGTTTGCTTGCCCACGGAACACCCCACCTAGCGTATTGCCAGAAATGTAGGTGTAGTTAATGATCTCATTGTCCAGTTTGATAAACCCAGCAGCAGCCAAGTCAACCACAGAGCTCAGAGTAATCGAGGTATCTGTTGCACTTATGCTAGTAGATAAAGTTGCTGTTGTTGGGTTTGTTTCCCCGGACAAACGCTGAATCCACACTTGTATTGGGCGTGCCTGTTGCAGTTTGTTAGGTATTGTTGCGTAGGTAGAAACACTAATACGCGTGATGTTTAAGTCGGCTTGAGTTGATGCGCTATTACCGCCCGTACGAATTACATGGTCAAGCAAATCAACAGTGTCGTTGGGGAGTGCATAGGTATTTTGGCCGGGCGTGAGCGTAAAAGACCCTTCTTCGATCGTCCACATATTCAAGCCACGATTAGCCCACTCAATAGTCATCAGGTTCATGGAACGACGAGCAGTACGCAAGTCATAACCAGAACGCATCTCACGACCAGCACGCTCCCACGCTTCCTCCGCAAGTTCAGTGAACTCTAGGTTAAAGCCTGTTGTACCGGTCGTGTAACTCATTTCATGCCCTTAAGGGTTTCAGCCAAACGTGCGCGCTGCCCCAGTTTCCCAGGCTTTTTAGCGGCTGCCGCCAGCTTCTTTGCGGGAATCTTTTGCCCAGCTTTAACACCCAGTTCTTTTTTCAAAGCACCGGGTTTTTTAATTGCATTTTGTATCCATTTTTCAGCCATGATTAACCTTTTGCAGCACGCATGTTGTCAACTAAATTAGGGTAAGGACGTCCTGCTGCTTTAGCCATTGCTTTAGCTTTTGACTTTTTAGCAGAACTTAACTTCTTAGGTTTACCTAAACCCTCTGGACGTGGCTTTGACCATACCTCTCCGCCATCAGCGTACTGAGTAAAATCAGTGTCGTCGCGGCGAGCTTTGCGCTTACCGCTAGGCATCTTTGATGGGTTGATATCCCCCATACCGCGACTGGCCATCATTAGGTTCTTCCTCCGCCGCACATGATCATTTTGCCGCGAGTCTTACCCCGTTGAGCAATACCATCAGCACGGCTAGAAGCTGAACTTACTTTGCCGCCCTTTTTCATACCCATGCCAGAACCACCAAAATCAACAGTGTTTCCACCACGATTTTTACCAGCGCCCAAGGCATCGCGTAAACGCTCACCAACAGAACGGGTATCAGTCGAACCACTACCGGTTTTACCCATTGGCTTGCGATACATCAATGCCGCGCCGCCACCAGTTTCAGCAGAAGTAAAGTTTTCTTTCTTTGCTTTTTGATCAAAAGATTTTTCTTTTGATTTTGGCTTTGCAGACATTTTTGGCTTTGAAGCTTCATCCCGCATAGCCTTGAGCATTGAGTCGCCCTTGGCTTCATCTGAAATAGCTTGAGACTCTGGAGACGCGTTAGCTGCCTCTAAAGCATCTACTTCTCCACCGATGTCGTAACGTTTTACTTTTTTCATGGTTAACTCCTTAATTACTTCTTGCCGGATTTGCCGCTAGGCCCAGGACCTGCGCCCATTTTTACTTGCTTGCCTTGGGTCTTGCCTTTTGCAGCAACGCCATCACGACTAGGAGCCGCTGTGCGAACTTTACCCATTGCTGTTGGTTTAATACCTTGAGATTTAGCCATAAGGCCTCCTTTTGCGAATTTTTTGCCTTTATCGGCGGTTGAAAAATCTTTGCCCACGGATTGTGGGACGCCTACTTTCTTGGCGAACGCTGGCGAATGAGCAATCGCTTCCATGAAATTGTGTTGTTTTTTGCTAGTGCTTGGCATCATCGCCCCGCTTGAATAAGCTGGTCAATCTTTGCTTCAAGGCGATTGAAGCGTTGGTCAATGTGGTCAGTAATTCTTTGCACTTCTGCGTTAGTAGAGTAATCACGGGCAATCTCCTCGCGAGTTATGTTTAAAAGGCGCTCGACACGTTTGACATCTTCACCAATGTCTTTTACTTGGTTGAGTTTCTCCCGCATGAGAAAGCCAAAGACTCCCATCACAATAGATAAAACTGCTGACCAAATCAAATGTGCATCCATTAGCATTTCCAAGCCCGTAGGCTTTTGTTAATCCTAGAGTTCGGGTCGTTCGCTGTTTTTGCGGATGTCAACTTCTTTTTCATGCCGCCCATTCGAGCGCAAAATGAATCTTTCCTTGATCCGCCTTCTGGTTGAGGTGGTTTCAAGTTGTGACCTTCTTTCTTCGCAGAGGCTCGCCCCTTGGCGTTCAAGCCGCCCTTGGGGTTCTTGCCTTCTTTGCGCTGCCATGCTGGTGTCTTAGCCATTTACGACTCTCAGTTTAGGTGTGCAATGTTCTTTGAGTAGCGGTTGCAATACATCTTCCTCAAAGTTACGGGTGAACTTCTCTTGGCCGACATGCGGCAAGCTGATTGAAGGGTCCAAGAAAACTGTAAAGCCTTCTTCAACGGCGCGGTCGCAAAACAAATAGTCTTCGCCGTAATATTCGCCGTCAACAATCTTCAAGTCAAAAATAGCGTGGTCAGTGCGGTTATCTACATTGTTGTTGTAGGCCCACTCTGGGTGATTAGCAATCATTGTCTCAATGACATGACGTTGGATCATCATAAATCCAGTGCCAATCCGTTTCACGCGCATGAGTCCGTTCTTGTCAAACACCAAAGCATTCTGCCCATCAAGGTAGTAATCTAAGAAGAACTTACGATCCATTCCGCGACGCGGATAGATGCCAGCAGTGATGTCTTTGTCTAAACTCAATGCCATTAGACGCAACACCGCATCAGCAGTAATCACCACATCTGCATCGACAAACAAAAGCGTATCTGCATCTGATTTGAGGAAGTCCGCAACCAAAGAATTGCGTGCCTTCGTAATAAGGGAGCACCCCGAGAGGTGCGTGAGATACAGCTTAACCCCCAACTGACCTACCTGAACGGCAAGGTTGGACAACGCAAAAGCCGAATCAATATTCAGTTTGCCGTCGTACGCTGGGATCGCAATCATAAGTTTGCGCCCAGCTAGGTTAATGCTTTTCTCGGTATCAGCCATACTGAATTGTCTGGAATGAAATGTTGGTCACTACGGCATAAATACCTGTAGCAGCCAAAATTCCTTCACCAGAAAAAATAGCTTGGAATGGTTGCACAGCAGTACCAGTGTTATATCCAGTCATCCACGTGCCAGTTGAATAAACGCAAGCAGTGCCAGCTGCAATCGTGCCGGTGTTAATATCAGTTACTGTAAATGAGTTTGCATCTACAACCGTAATAACATAGTTTCCCGCTGTAGCAGAAGAACCAGAAGCTGCCGAAAAAGTCAGCCCCAAATTTTGACCCGATACAAGACCATGGCTTGTTTTTGTTACTGTAATTGTTGTCGTAGAACGTGCATAAGTTGCAGATACTGGCGCAGTAATAGTATCAAAAATATCAATACTTCCCGCTGTACCAGTTCCCAAATACACCAAGTTTTTCAAACGAGCGCGACCAACAACCATAATG